GTTACTGCTCGCTTCGTTTCTCGAAGAATGGGCAAATTGCATGGGAATGAAAAGTTCCTGTCAGCTGATTATACTGCTGCCACTGACAACCTTTATTCTTGGGTATCTGATGAGATTATTGCTGCCATAGCCGAAGAGTTAGATTTACCTCCTTTGGAGAGACATCTTTTCTTTAAAGCTATGACGCAACATCTTATCGAACATCCAGAAACTGGGGAAGTCAGAGGGCAAAAGCGTGGTCAGTTGATGGGTTCTATTGTTTCGTTTCCTATTTTGTGCATAGCAAACGCTGCAATTTGTAGAGCTGCTCTAGAATTTGATCAGAATATCCCTCGTGGGCGTGGTCATGTCATGAGAGAACCTCCATTGAAAGAAAGTGGAGTCTCACGGCATGGTCGCTCTCATCAGGGTCTCCTTCTGTCAGAGTGTAAATTAGCCATAAACGGTGATGATGCCATTTTGAAATGTACGGGTCGCGGCCACTTTATGTGGAAGCAGCTAGCGTCTTTCGTTGGTATGTCACCGTCAGTTGGAAAGGTTTACTACTCTAATAGATTTCTCAACATTAATAGCGTGACTTACGATTATCACCATGATGGTTTTATTTCCGAACTTGATACCAAAGAGTTAGTACGCTTTGAAGAAATTCAAAGTGTCAATCTTGGTTTAATGTACGGTCTTAAACGATCTGGTGCTTTTGGTGAGTCAGACGCAAATGATGAGATTGGGGAACATTCTAGTTTAGGTGCTAGGGCACATGAGCTGCTCTCTGGTGCTCCGGAGCATATGCGCGAGAAATTACTTCAACAGTTTATTTCTCATAATGAACGCGCATTGAAATTGGTTAATCTACCATGGTTTATTCCTAGTTCATTGGGAGGTTTAGGTCTTCCTATTATAGGTCGGTTTACCCCTGATAATATCGATCTTAGGTTGGCGCGCCTTATCAATAATCACGAAGAAGAATTTAAATTTCCTGCGAAGCCGAAAATAAATGACTGGAAGGTGTGGCAATACGCCACATCCCGTTATTCGTTTTCTGACGAGTATGTGAAATTTTCTTCTATGGTTACTGATTCGGCGCCTCAGGCTGCGAGTGTCTCTGATATTCGCGGTTGGTTTTGCGTGGAGTCTCTCTTTCGTTGTCGAAAGAATGAGATTTATCGTAAGGCCGGCAAGGCTGCTCATAGTCTAGCCTGGGACAATCTGAGGAAATGGTCTGCAGTTTGGCGTGATGCGCTGCGTCAGACAAAGTTCAAAATTCCTGAACCATATAATGTTCATAACTTCCCTACGGTCGACGATGTTAAAATCGAAGACTGGAAAGTCATTCCCACACATGGCTCAAACAACTGTGATACTGTATGTCTCTTACCTCTATCCGGCTACTCCACATCGAAGAGTGAGTTGAACCTCACTATCGGTGCGCAAAGCGACGACTCGTCTTGGATCTGCCCGACTGATCATTTACCCCTTTCTTTTAAAGAATCGTGTAATGTTTCGGTTGGTAGTTCTAAAGATGAAGTTGTTGAGTAATGGTATGATATGTAATGTGATGTTATGTATTCCTACAGTTGCAAGAGCACTTCTCACAACCCATAGGAGATTATTTCTTGTCATGAACAATGACTAGAGGTAGCGTGAACAGGCTACAATCTCGTCGTGTATCGCAC